TCTTAATCTAATAGAGGAGTTGTCATCAGTAGTTGAAACATTATTTGCCTTAACCATATACACATCATAAGTGCTATCAATACCTGTTAAAGTTACACTTGCTACTGCTGATGAAACTATTTCTTCATCTATTTTTATTAAGCTACCTGCCATTATTTAACTCCATATACATTTATTGTCATATTATCTAAAGTACCACTTCTAGGAAAAAAATTAATTCCTGTTATTTGTTCAGCAACTTTATGAACACCAATCATTTTATAGCCAATACCAGCACCAGAGTAATAAGCAGTACTATGAGATTTTACAAAAGTATAACTTGAACTGTCATTAGGATTAAATATATACATTGTTATACCTACACCATCATCTGCACCTGTATTTTGATATGATATAGAAGTAGCCCAACCTGTTTGCCCTGTATTTCTTTTTTCAGAAAAACCTGCACCTGCTAATAATTCTAAACTTGCAAAATCATAATTTGAAGTGCTATCAACACCACCACTATCAATAAGTCTTGCTTCTATATAATTTTGTGCTGATTGGTCTAATTTAGTTATTGAAACCATATACACATCATAATTTGCATTAAAGCAATCTGTTACTGATAATGAACTAACACCACTTCCACTAGCAGATTTTATAAACTGTAAATTAGTAGCCATTATGAATATTCCTTTATTCCATATAGAGAAAAAACACCACTTGCAATATTGTCACTTGAAAATTTTAATTGTAAAGCATTTATTGTTTCTGCTTGATGATAAACACCACTTCCAAAAGTTGAAATATAATCGGGGTCTTGTGTTATCCCTGTGCCTTGCCAAGTTGTAAAACTATATTTTGCACTATCTCCTAAATTATATAAATATACATAAGCACTAAAACTTTCTCCTGTACTGTTACCTACATTTTGTACTATTGTAAAATCTCCACCACTTGTATTGTTTTTTTCTGTAAATGTTCCATTAGATTTTTGATACATCCAAGCCCAATCATAGTTTGAAGTTTCATAAGAACTACCACCATCATTTGAAACTGTAACTTCTACTGCTTTATTATCTGCGTCTGATTCCATCCCAGCTATTGTTAATAAATGTACATCATAAGTACTTTCTTGAATAGAAGTAAATTGTAAATTTGCAACATTACTTGAAACTGTTTGAGTTTCAATTAATTTCAACTGTCCATATTGAGTAAATTTATCTGCTCTTGTTAAATCATAAATATCAGTAGGTGTAAAGATACCTTTATTATTTCCAAAACTTTGTTCTGGGCTTTCAGGTATATATCCAAATTCATTACTCATAATTACACCACCTTAAATAGAACTAATTCGCTACCACTAGCAAAATTACTTCCACTTTCCCAAGTAAGTTCAATTCCGTCATTAGCTTCTGCAACAGTATGAACTGCACCACCCATATCACCAATACTTTGTATTGTATCGTTCCAACCACAAGTAGAAAAAGTAATATAACTATATTCACTACTCTCATTGAAATTAAATAACCATAATTCTGCATTTGACCATTTTGCAGTATCATTTTCCATTGCAGAAATTAGATACCATTTATCATTATTGTGTCCGTCGCTTGTTGAAAAACTTGTGTCTGCTCTCATAAATACACCCGTTAAATCATATTCACTATCGCTATCGGCAGTTCCACTTGTTGTTACTCTGACATATAAATCTTTGTCATTATCAACAGGCTTTACAGAATATAAAATTATATAAGCATTAGAACTATCAATGCCTGTTACTTTTAAACTTGCACTACTTCCTGTTGATGTTGCTCTACTAACTTGCACTAAATTACCTGCCATTAGTCAAACCTTACTCCATAAATATCCATATCAATATTAGTTATTTGATTACTGCTCACAAAATATTGAAAACCCGTAATACTAGCTTGTACCGTGTGCCAAGACATACCTTTTTGTCCTCCAAACTGTGGAGTACCACTTGAATAAGCACCTACTTCGTAAGTTAATCCTGTATAAGAAGTGCTATCGAATGGTCTAAAAAAATAAACCACATTACCACCACTAGAAGTCGCACCTGAGCCTGTTCTCATTGTTCTAATTATTGTGCTAGATGAAGTACTTTTACCGTCACCATAAGTTGTGCTTGACCTTAATTCCCTAAAAGCATATTGGTAATTGCTTGAAGTATCTACTGAGCCACTTGAATTAATTAACCTCATAGACATTTCTTCAAAACTTCCGTCACTTGTAGCATTTTTAACAACAAGTTTATAAATATCAAAGTCTGCATTAAAGCAATCTGTAACATTAACACTTGTTACATTTGTAGCACTTACATTTTTAACTAATCTTAAATTACTCATAATTCTTTTATCCCAAACAATTCAACAGTTGCAGTAACAATAGTATCTCCACCGTCACCTTTTAGTTGCAAAGCATTTACAGTAGCACCTTGTGTATAAGCACCACCACCCCAGTGCATTGATTGTCCGTGATGAACAGTACTTGCAAAAGATACTCCGTGACCACTAAATAAAGTATTTTCACTAGAATTATTTGCGTTGTACATATAAAAATATCCATTCATAGAATGACCACTTGTTGTGCTACCAACTAAACCAATATCAATTTGACTTGCTGAATTATTTCTATATTGATTATGATTAGCAACATCACTAGCATACATCATTGCAAATTGATAATTTGTACTTTCGTATGAACTTCCGCCGTCATCACTAACTCTTATGCTTAAGTTATTTGCTGAACTGTTAAATCTGACCTTTTTATAAACAAATAAATGAGAATCATAAATACTACCTTTTAAAGTTGTAAAATTTATTGCACTAACACTAGATACTGTTTGACTTTCAATAAGTTCTAAACTACCACCCCAACTGCCGTCTTTAGTTAGTTGTAATATTTCACTAGGTGTATATAAACCTGTATTCTTTTTTACATCATTTGGTTGCGTACCTAAGTAAGCCATAAGTTACTCCTTTAGGTTTGACGCAAGAATGATACATTATACTCAGCACTAGATGAAGCAGAACACAAGCCTTGTAGCTTATCTCCTGTCTCTAATGTTATCTTGGTTGTTATTTCAATAGTTGTTCCAAAGGGAAGTGAAACATCATTAAGTATGTGTCTTAATGTGCCACCTGACTTTGTAACGCTTAAATCTACTGTTACATCTGCACTACTGCCACTAACATTGGATATTAAAATTCCAATAACAGTTTCAGTTGTTGATGAAGGTACTGCGTCTACAATATCTCCTGCTGATGTTCCTAACACACCTTGTACTGAATGTAGAGTATCTGCCATTATTTATTCCTTCCTTAGCTTAGAGCTAACACCAATCCTAATGAAACACCACCTACTAAATTGTTGATGTCTGCAACCGTTGTTCTCTTAAGGTTATTACTGTCATCTGCGTCTCCAAATAAAATTATATCACTTGTTGTTACTGTTCCTGATGTTGCTTGAGCAGGTGCTATGACTAATGTACTTGCAAAAGCACCTGATGTAGCAGTTGCACCACCTGATAAACCTGAAGTCGAAGCAGTAGTGATTGTTACTCCTGTAATATCTCCGTCTCCAATAAAACTTGCCCAACTTGAGCCGTCATAAAAAGTTAAAGCATTTGTATCTTTAAGAAAAGCAAACATACCTTCTTCAGCAGAAGAAATAGCTGAGTTCCTAGCTGAAGCGTCAGCAAATACCATAATGACTTGTTCTTGTAAATAATTATTAAAATCAGACGCATTAACTAAGTCGCCTGTACTCCATACTTTAAAACCTGCACCCATTTAGTTATTCTCCTTTTTCTTAAGCATAAACAAGTCTTGTTCCTTCTCCAAGTTTAGCTTGACCTAATATCCAAGCCGAGCTTCCCGCAGGGCTTAATGTTGCCGTCCAAGACCAACTTTGGTTGGAAGCATTAACATTGTGAGTTATAGATTCTATCCACAACTCATCTGTAAAGCTACTGCCGTCTACATTGACTATCTTAACAGATATTCTGTCTCCGAACTCTCTACCTAGAACTTGTTCCCAAAGAGATGTGTTCTCTCTAGGATTACAACTTAGTTCATCAATCCTAAGTATAGGTAAAGATGTCTCTGCTATCTTCTGTTCAATTATAGACAAAACATCTCCGTCTGAAATATTTATTGTAGTTTTATTAGATTCTTTAGCTCTATATCTAAGCACAGAATCAGCGTCAGCTTTATATTGTATTGTCCCACCACTTCTCTGCCACTCATAAACATTAACTATTTCATTATCATCAAAGGAAGTAGAGACATTTGTGTAAGGTAAATTGCTACCGTCATTACTAAATATACCTTGTACATTAACTGCTTTGGTGTTTGAGAGTTTATAATCTCTATTTCTAAATGTTGCTTTTCCGTCTTTTGCTATAAAAAACTGTCCATTTTCAGCAGTTTCACATTCTCTTAGACCTGTAAGAACATTAGTTGTTATTGGTTGTGATATAACCTGCTTAGTTCCTGTTAATATATCTCGTCTGTTAGAAGGGAATTGTATTGTATCTAATATTCTTGATATTCTTACAGAGCTTAATTCTTGTACATCTTCATAACCGAGTGAAGTAGATTGTCCTAGTTCAGAGAATCCTGCAAAACCTAATCTCCAACCTACACCGTCTAATTGAAAAGATTGAAATATTTTAAATGCGTCAGCACAAGTAAAAGTAACAATAGAGTCTGCACCTTCTGATATAAATTTTACAGGAATAGATTGTAAGAAACCTTCATAAATTCTGTAAGTAGTTGAATCATAAGTAGCAGACATTCTAACTCTTTTAAGTGGTTGTATCTTTGTTCTTGCATTAGCTGAGTCATAATAAGGACTTGAAGTATTATTAGGATTAAATCTATTGTCAGCGTTAGAAACAGAAAAGCTCATTGTACCTGCAACAAACTCTCCAAGTTCATTAGCTCTACCACGCCTTGTTGTAAATGCTCTAAGGTAAGAAGTTATATCTGTAAAAGATTGTGTTTCATCAAAAGGCTCTGAATCAAAAGCTACTTCAAGTGTTAGTGATACATTGGAATCAAAGTTTGCACTCATTATAAACCCACATTAATACCTTTACGCTGAGCTTGTTTTATAGCTTCAGCTACGGCTAACTGCACAGTTTCTTCAGTTCCTAAAAGATTACCTGTATTAACTGTAATAATAGTTCCACCTGCACCTGTACCTACTCTTCCTTCTGTTCTACCTGCAAAGTCAGATACTAATTGTTGTTCAGCTTCTCCAAGTATTCCAAACTTACGACCTTTACCTTTTTCAGTAGGTGGTTGTGATTCATCTGCAATAGATTCTAAATCATCAAGTATTCTATTTTCTGTTGGTGGTAAAGTACCTGTTCCTATTTCTCTACCTGCAAGATTAAATAATGCTTGGAATTGATTAGTAAGAGTGTCTAAGTCTCCACCAATAAGCCTTACCATTTCGTTTATACCGTCTGCAAATTTCTCTGTACCTTTTAATTCTTCTAAAGCAGAATCTAACTCTGCCTTTGCTAATGCCATTTCTAATAAGTTGTCTGTTGAATCAGCAGTAGCTTCAGCTAAATCTTCTTGTGCTTTTTGATAGTTTTGTTGAGCTTCTTGTAATCTCTCTGTCTGTGTAACAACATCTGCTTCGGCTTGTTCAATACTTCTAAGTGCTTGTTCTTCTTCTCTTGATATTGCAATAGATTGTTCTTCAAGTTCTATTAATCTCTCTCTTGCTACTGCTAGTTGAAGTTTCTGTATCTCTGATTTATCTTCTGCTTCTTCAAGTTTTCTTATTTCTTCTCTTTGTCTTGCAATAGCTAAGGCTTCTTCGTTAGTTACTTTTGCACCAAGACCTGATACTTTTTCAAAGTCTTCTTTAGCTTTATTAACTTTTGTATTAGCTTCTTCTAATTTTTCATTTGCTTTATTAAGTTTTGTAAGTGCCTTAGCTTCTTTATCGACTAGGTCTAATCTATCTTGTTCTATATCTCTAAGGTTTTGATAAGCGTCATTAAGACTTCTCAATGCGTCTAATCCTGCCGTTGCTCTATCTCTAGCTAATTTCTTTTCAGCTTCTATTTCTTCTTCTGTAATTTCAATAGATTCTTCTTTAGTTCTATTTAAACTTCCTGTATCTCTATCTAATTCGTGTGTATTTCTAGCTAAATCTTTATGAGCAATAATTAAATCTTGGAAGAATTTGTGAGACCTTGACATATTACTTGCTTGTTCAAGTTGTTGTCTTTTTAACTTATCATTTTCAACAAGCATATTTGCAGTTGAAAAATTAACACCTGTCATTATAAGACCCATTCTTGTTAGTTCATCAGACCTATCTTTTTCTGCACTCGTTAATTCATCTGTTTCTTTTGTAAGTATTATTATGTCATCTAACAATCCACTCATACCTTTTATTGCAGTATCTAGAGCAGGTTGTAGTTCGTCAAGAATTATAAATCCAAGTTCTGAGAACTTAGAGTTCATCATTTCTAATTGTCCTGCTAAAGATTTAACTTGGTTGTCTGCAACATTTTGAGTAACTCCACCTGCGTCCTCAAGAGCTTTTTGGTATTCTCGTATTTGGTTTCCTGCACCTGATAAGATTTTTACTGCGTCTGCAACACCACGATTAAGTCCTAATTGGTCTAATAAAACTGCTTTTTGTTGGTCTGATAAACCCTTCATACCACCGTCAAGTGCGTCAATTACATCAGCTAAATTCTTTAAGTTGCCTTCGCTATCAACAATGTCTATATTGTATTGCTTGAAAACTTCTGAGTTCTTACCTACTGCTCTTGTTGTATCTCTAAGTAACTGATTGAGTTTCTCTCCTGCTTCTGCACCTTTAACACCCCTATCTGCAAAAGCTGATAAAACTGCAACACCTTCTTCTATTTGTTTATTAGCTACTTTTAAAGCCGAGCCTGACTTTGTTGTAAGTGCTTCTGCAAACTGTTGTACAGAAGCGTTTGCTAATGTGTTAGCTTTTACCAAGACATCAGTAACTCTTGTAAGGTTTGTTAAGTTTTGTTCTGCGTCTTTAACTGTAAGACCTAATGCAGATTGAGAGTCAGTAGCCAAGTCAGTAGCAAGTGCCATATCGAACATACCTGCTTGAGCAAACTTGGTAACTTGTGGAAGTGCAGATATAGATTGTTCAGCGTCTAAACCTGCTGACGCTAGGAAGAAAAATGCTTCTGCTGATTCACTTGCAGATACACGAGATTCTATTGCAACTTGACGAGAAGCCCTTGCCATAGCCAACTGTTGTTCTTCAGTTGTCTGCATAATTGCAAGAGATTGGTTAAGTTTATCTTCAAAGTCTATGAATTGTCTTGTAGCTTCTGATAATGCTTTTACAAGAACTGTACCAACTGCAACTGCACCAATCTTGGCAACAGCACCAAACTTACTTAACTTGCCACCTGATTCATCAGTTTTCTTACCCAAATTATTCATTTGGGCTTTAGCTTTGTTAAAACCTTCTAATACAAGTTTGATGAGAATATTAGAACTACCCATTATCTCATCTTCTTCTTCTTAGCTTCTGCTTCTGCCATAGCTCGTTGTTTATCCTTCTCTTGTTGTTCTACATAATAAAATGTAGCCCATTGTGAATACTCTAATGATGACATTTTAGTTCGCAGTTCGCCAACTGTCATTCTTAATTCACGAGCTAATCTGAATTGAAAAACTAAATCAGGATTCGCTTTTGAAATCTTCAGCTAACGCTGATTCAATCTCGCTTCCTACTCCGTTAAGAGTATTAAGTTCTGCAAATATTAAATCAATAACAGTTGCGTCTTTTTCATACAACTCATCTATTGATTCATCTGATAGTTCAGGCTCAACAACACTTGCTTTTAACAATGCTTTTTGATAATCAAAAGCGTCTGTTGTTTCTCCATTAATTAATCTACCAAGTTCTATTTGCATTTTTTTAGATATGCCTTTGACTTTTATAGAGACATTCCATTGTGGAATATCAATAGTCTTAGTCGGCACATCAGGTAATGACTTGATGTCATCTAAGTTTAAAATTTTAGTCATACGCCTGACTCTCCTATCTTACTTAGTGTGTACCACGAGTAACTGCACCTGAAACTTGAAGGTCTGCTGAGTAGCCAACTGCGTCTCCGACAGGACTAGAAATAGCATAAGAAGTTAATATCGCTTCTCCTGTATATTTAATCTTGCCACTTGCAGTTCCTTCAGGGCTATATTCATAAGATAAAGTTGCTGATTGTCCAACAACTGCACCAAATATAGCGTCAGCAGTAGCGTCCCAAAGACCTGCCAATGAAATGGTAGCGTCCTTTAGACCTGCTATATAAGTTTTATTATCTGCACCTAGTGTTGTAGTTTCAGATACATCTGCTGATTCAGGGAAGTCCACATTATTTACATAAGTTGAAATATCAGTTAATGAGCCTGAAGCGTTATCAAGTTTAAAAACTGAATCCTTACCGTGTGTAAATGCCATAAATTTCTCCTTTAATTATTTCTTCCAAATCCAACTATAACATTGAAACTTGGGTTTGTTCCACTAACAGTATAAACAACTTTTAAGTATCGATTTACTGTTGTTCCACTCGCAACTTCTTTAACTTCTGCACCTGCTGAAGTCAAAGCAGTAAAAGTAACCAAGTCTGCATAACTTACATTGTCTGCTGAGTGTGTAATCTTAGCAGTTAATGTAGGTGTACTTGTTCCTGATACTGATGTTGCAACTATAAAAGCACCACCACCATTGGCAGTAGAGCTTCCGTTATCTCTAGCAGTTCCGTTACCTGAAGCCGTTACTGTTGCGTTTTCAAGAACACTACCACTAAAGAAACCACTTGCTTGTAAGTCAAAGGTTACTGCAACTGTATCTCCCACAGGACTTGAAATCCCATAGTTAGTTGTTACACCTTTGCCAAACATACAATCATCTGTTGCGTCAATACCGTCAAAACCAATAACTGCAACTTTGTCATTAGTTCCGATTAAACCTTGAATAATATTATCTGATGTTGCGTCAAAGAATCCACCAAAAGATACTGTGGCGTCCTTTTCTCCTGCAATATAAGTTTTGTTAGAGCTACCAAAAGTTGTAGTCTCTCCTACATCAGCAGTTCTTGAAGGCTCTGCACTATTAAGATAAGCACTCAAATCTGTTGAGTCTATAATTACTTTGGTGTCTTTACCGTGAATAAATGCCATTATCTACCACCTGTGCAACAACCGTTACCACAACAATCCATTATTTTTTACCTCTATTATTTCTTCTTCTTCTTCTTCTTGTTCCTGATGACCTAGAGCCACCATAACCATATCCTTTTGGCATATCACTCCTTATAATACACTTATCTTTTCATTTTCCAAGCCAAAGAGATTTCTGCTGAAACCCTGCGAGTGATTTTGCGTCTTGCTTTTCTCGTATTCTTCTCGGCTAATAGTAAGAATGGAACTAATGGAGTTCCACGCTCATTGATTGAGTTTACCACACCAAAGGTATTCAAGTCTCTTTTAGTTGCCCATTCTTGTATTGGTTGGATTGGTGGATAATGTGGTCTAGTTCTCCAATTAGCATTACCCCAATTCTTCCTTCTCTTAGGTGGTGGTGGTTTATATCCACTAGGTAATCTTCTAAATTTTCCGTGTACAAACTCTGAGTGTGGTGCAGTAGCTTCAACCTGAATCTTCTTAGGTAATCTACCAACCATAGCAACTTGTTTAAAGTCAATAGAGTTTGCTAAAGCACCTGTATCTTTTGGTGCAACCTTCTTAGCTTCTTTTGTAATTACTTCTGCGTGTTCATTCATAAGATGACGCAAAGGAATCAATGTAAAACCTGCATTGGTTAGTTTTCTTTTTATCTGAGTCATTCCTTCAAATTGGAAGTTTCTATTAGTTGCCATAAAGACATACTAACAAAGATTGTTTATTTTACTTAATACCTGTAACTGATACCCAACCAAAAGAATTGTTATCAGTTGAAGTTGTAAAACCAATGTTGTTTAAACCAACTTCAAGCATTTTTTTTCGAGTCCAACCTTTTGGAAATCTAAAAGTAATAAAGCAATCAGTTCTTGGTGCAAATAAATCTTCATCATTCCATTTACCTGAAATAGTAATTTTAAATGTAGCTTTACCACCAATAAAATCTTCTACTGATGTTTTATGACCTGTAACATTATTAAAATTGTCTTGAAAATCTTTGCAAGATGAAAGTTCATCAACAAATACTTTTTTAAACCAACCTGTTTTTTTTCTTGTTTCATTCATACTTAAATTATACATAATCTTTGATTAAAACAAAGTATTTAATAAGAAATATATAGAAAAAAGGTCAATGTTTATAGGGTTTTAAAAAAAATTTAAAAAAATTATAGAATTGTGCCACTTAAAGTGAGCTTTTTGTGTGCTTTAAGTAGTGTTTTAACATCAGGGTCTAGCTTTGAAAATAACTCGCTAACTCCTGTATTGACATCTCCATAAGTATTGAATGGAGTATCTTTTCTTTTGAAATATCTTAGGGCTTGAATCAATGTTGCAGTTTTAATATCTTCAGGAACTATTGAGTAACCCCACTTGGCAGTTATCTGAACATTGTTTTTTATTGTTGGGTCGAATCTCTCTGAGCTTCTTGTATCAAGAATTGTAATCTTGTTGTAAGGCTCATAGTAAGTTGTGCCACCTGTAATCTTTAATACTCTAGGATTGCTTGGCTCAACTATAAAATCTGTGTTGATTGTTAAAGTAGTTTCATAAGTACCGTCATCATTGTCATCTAACTTAACAATGAGACCTGTGGTTGTACTTATATCAGGCACATCAAGATAAACACTTGACTTTGGTGTAAATACTTTTGCATTGGCAGAACTATCTTGGTTAAATCTTCTACCTGTAATAGCGTCAATTAATCTACAAGCAGAATCAATAGCAGTATCAATGTTGTCATCTTGAGCTGACCCTGATAAACCAATGTATGCTTTAAAATCTGTTTTATCAACATACTGTGCCATTTAAAGACCTACTTTGATTTGTTTTCTTTAGGTGCTTTTGCTTTTGCTTCTACAAATTTAAGAGCTTTGTATTCTGCGTCAGGCATTTCCCAACCTGCTCTTGCAACAAGTTTTCCTTTACGCCAACCTTTTGGCATACCTTCAGCAGACTCTTTACAAAGTCCTTCGTCATTCATATAA